ATACAGACTAAAGTATACACCTGTTGTTAACGAGTCCAGCTTAGGCACATGGGACTATCCTGAAAAAGTCGTAACCACACGGCTAAAAATGAGAGGTCATGGTCGCAGTATGCGCCTTAGGTTCGAGAGTGAACAAGGTAAAGATTTTGTACTGTTAGGCTTTGGAATACTTAATGCAGTCAATACCCGTTTCTAAAAGTTTACATGGAATAAGAGGTTCATGTTTTAGTATAAGGTTAGAGTATAACGAAGAGTTTATTATAGTTCACCTACCTACTATAGATAAGATGACAAAAGAAGTCTTCTTAGAAATGAAAACACTATTAGATAACTGGTGGATGTTTTGGAAAACTGTAGGTTATCAAGCTGTATTTGCAGCTGTAGAACCTGAAAGTAAAATGAGTAAACTTGTACGTATGTTAAATTTTGAGTATGTAGGAAAAGATAACGATTGGGTTGTTTATGAATTTAAGGAGTAAATAAAATGGCAGAAGCATTATTGGTACTTGGTACAGTAGTAAACGTCCAACAAAAGAGACAAGCATCTAAAGCACAAGCACGTCAGCAAGGACTAGCCTCTAGGAAAAGCCAACGTCAGGCTATACGTGAGGCACAGATACGTAGAGCACAGTCACAGGTACAAGCTGGAGCTATGGGAGTGACAGGGGGTTCAGGTCTAGCTGGTGGCCAAGCTTCTTTGTCATCACAGTTAGGTGGTAACCTTGGCTTTGCAGGTCAGATGTCAGGATTATCCCAAGAAATAACAATGGCTCAAAGTAGAGCACAGACAGCAGGTGCTGTAGCTAATCTAGGTATGGAACTAGGTGGTTTTGAAAAACTTGGAAAAAGGTTTGGAGTATAACTGTGGAATTTATTGATACTTCTGAAAACAAGACTGGTGGATTTATAGACTCTCAAGATGTCTATGGACCAGAGTTTGTACGTCCACCTAATGTAGATAATGAGGCAATACTTAAAGGTAATGAGACACCTGAAGAAGCATCAGAACGAATAAACAGTCAAGCATCTATGTCATTTAAAAGAAAAGTGACAAGGGCTATTGACAACAAAGAAGACACTATAGAACTTGCAGAGGTTATTTCAGATGGTGAAAATAAACTATTTGGTATCTACAATAAAGATGACCTGTACATAGAAGATGATGTACTTAGTCGTAGTGAAGGATACACAGCTACTCAAACTCGTTACTACAAAAACTTACAGATACTTACAGAAGAAATGGAACAAGCTGCTGTCGAACAAGAGGGTAAGAGTTACATTGGTTATGGTATTGACCTAATTGATAGAGAGATACTAAGGGCTACAGCATTTGGTTGGTATGAAAACCTTACCAATCGTACAGCTCGTGAGGGAGATCGTTTACTCTCTACTCTGTTTGACACAGCTGACCCTAAAGAGATGCGTAGGTTTGCTAAAGAATATGTAGATGATATACGTAAAGAAGGTTTGGGTAAGGACAATGCATTTGCTTATGCTCAGATGGTTAGAGAAGTATACGGCAAAGGCTACAACCCAGACGCATCTTGGGATAGAATATTTGGTACACTAGATCTATTAGGTTTTGTAGGTGTAGTAGGTAAGACTGCTAGTATAGCTAGAGGTATTTCTAAAGTAGCATCTCTTAAATCTACAACAGTAGCTACTCGTGCTGGTAATTTAGGTGGTGTAGAAGAAGCTAACAAAGTAGCTGACAACTTACACTCTAAAGATATTGATCCTCTTAACACAGCTAACCTACAGTCTAGTGCTGTAGATCTTAATGGGGGTGGTGTAAGGCCATCTGCTGGTTGGGCACAAAAGATTAAAGACACAAATGATATTGTTGCAACTGTTATAAAGGGTGAGGCTACAGGTGCTGTACCTACAGCTGCTCGTATTGTAGACCAAGAAGCCTTAAAGGTAGCTGCTGTAGAAAAGTTTACAAGAACCTTTAAGTATAATTTATATGACACTAGGTTTAATCCTATAGATACTCAAACGTCATCTATTGATTTTCTTATAGGTAAGGGTACAGATGGAACAGCATTCAAACCCTTAAAGAGTGGTGAGGCACCTAGTGGTGCTAGAAAAATTGCAGAGAAAACTGACGGTGAAGTAATACCTTTAGACCCTGACAACCTATCTTTAGGCTATGTGGTAAAAGTATCTGAAGCTGCTGATTTGTCATCTGGTTTAAAGGGACGTTTGGATACAAAGCTAGTTCAAAATGCTTGGACTAAAACAATCGGCAAACTGTATGACAATAAGTATGTTGCTTCAGCAGCTACAAGGGATGTTTCAGAACTAAATACACTTGCTCTTCGTTCAGCTGCTGCTGATAAATATCTTAGCAAGACAGGAAATAAGAAGAAAGAAATAATAGCTAAGTTAAACTATGATGACACAAATATGTTGAATGGTGTACTGGCAACACTAAGAGATGGACCTGAGAGTGTACTACGTAAGGAGTGGAGTGAAACAAACTTTAAAGCTCACTGGGTAGGTAAAACAAACGAACAACCTTCTCAAGAAGTGTTGGATGCTTTTAAAGCTTCTCAAGATTTGTCAGATGCTGCATACTTTTTTACTTCTCAAGAAATACTAAAGTCTTATATATCTAAAGGTTTCAAGAACTCAGTGCAAGTAGCAGAGGGTATCTTCTTACCTGCTAGAAGAACTACACTTAGTAAGTTACCTGATGATGCTAAGGTTCTTGACAATATGAATGGTGTCAAACTGTATGCTAAAGAGGTAGACGATATACCTCAAGACACTGTAGTATGGGAACTTAACTCTCCTTGGAGTGGTCAGGATTATGTTATACTACCCTCTACAGTAAGAGTTATAGAACCTAGTGATGTCTTGGGTTACTCAGCTTATGGTAGACGTACTAATCCTTTGGCTAAATACTTCTTGTTCTTAACAGGTGGTAAGGGTGTCAAGACTATCCTTACAGCATTCAGTGATCAAACAGCACAGTTAGCAACAAAAGAATTACAAGCTATCCAGGCTGCTTACAAGACTGACAAGATTACAGACGAAAGCATTACTGAAGTTATCCAAGCAAACAACAGCTGGAGTCCTAGTATAAATACTAAAGCTGATATGGATAAGTGGTTAACAGCTAACAAAATAGATATTACAGAAGGTAACATAGGCAGTAAACTAAGAGATGATACTATTGAAGATCCTTTTGATAAAGTCTTCAATGGTGAATCTGTAGAAGAATATGTCCACAACCAGATGGCTCGTAGTGACACACCACTTACAGAATACGGTGGATCTTCAGCTTATAACCCAAGCCCATTGTCTTCTATTGTAGATCAGTATGGATCAGCTGCCCACCAGTATGCTAGTTCTGTTTACACACATCGTGCTATGCAAGGGTGGATTGAACAAGTTCGTTTGATGAAAAAAGAAGGCGTTAATATTGGCGTTGAGGTAGGTCAAGGTTCTAACTTTAAGAAACTATTCCTGACAGCTAAAGTAGTTGGCTCAAGTCCTGAAGCTGGTCGTATGCGTGAATTACAGCAGATTGTTAAAAATAGATTAGGTATGACAAGTAACTTACAGGATCAAATGAAAGTTATTGCTGATGAAGTAACTGAACAAGTTTATGATGCTTGGGGTTTGAAAGTTAATCTAGAAGGGTCTGAAGCACTACTACTAAAGACAGGTTTCTTTTCTGCATTCTCATTTAACTTGTCACAAGCTTATTTACAGTCATCTCAGATTCTAAATGCTGCAGCTATACTAGGATTAGATGTGGCCTCAAGAGCACTAACAGGTTCTAGTATCTTACGTGTAGTTATGAGTGGAACAGATGACATAGCCACAGAAAGTTTAGGTTTAAAGGGTTTAGCTAAGGCTATTAAACTAAGTGAAGAAGATACTGTAGATCTTGCAGAGTTATTTCGTCAAGTATTACCAAATGAAGTTATGGGCGACAGTATCGAATTAGCAGCAAGTACGGGTGCTCTGACAGGTAAGTCTTCAAGAAATACATTTGGCAGAGTTGGTTTCAAAGCATCTAAGGTAGGTAAAGCTATTTTCAACGTAGGTTTAAAACCATTTAACTTTGGTGAATCAACAGCTAAGTCTAATGGTTTTATGGGTGCAGCACTAGAGTTTAAAAAGGCTAATCCTGACGTATCTTTTTTGTCAGAAGAAGCTATAAACTATATAGTGACAAGAACTGAAACTCTCACACAGAACATGAGTAACACATCTCGTTCAGCTTTACAGAGTGGTGTGGGTAAAGTACCTACACAGTGGTTGTCATATTTCTTTCGTACAACAGAACAAGTATTTGTTGGTCGTGATCTAACTAAAGCTGAAAGAGCTAAACTAGGTTTTATTACAATGCCGTTCTTTGGTTTCACAGGTTTAGGTGGAGGGTTTCTTGCAGAAAAAGTTGCAGAAACATTTGACCTTGACCCTAATGATGACACAGACAAGGCGTTGTTTATAACTATGAAGTATGGTGTGATGGATGGTTTTCTTAATCACTTCACTCCTTTTGATGTAGCCCTGTCAGAACGTATGGCTCCTATCCCTGCATTTTATGACATCATTGATAAGTTTACAGAAGAAAATGTTCTTACAGCTATAGGTGGTCCATCAGGTAGTATCGTATATACTGGTGGGGAAGCACTGTTTAACCTTGTCAATAACCTAGTCAACGGTCAGACATCTACACTTACAGAAGACTCACTAAGAATACTCAGAAACTTCTCAGGTATAAACTCAGTTGCTAAAGCTGTCGGTATTATAGCAGATGACACATACAGAAACCGTAAGGGTTTAAGGGTTCCTGTCGAAGTTGGTTTGTCAGATGCTCTTATATCTATACTAGGTTTTACACCACTGCAAGTAACTGAGTACTACAACCAGATGGGAAGAACCTTTGACTTAGGTAAGAACAACAAGGCTCTTAAAAAGGAAGTCTTGTCCAAGTCTAAACTAGCTTGGAGCATCTACGGTAAAGACCCTGAACGTGCCTCTCAAATCTTAAGAGATACTAGAACTCTTGTTTCTAAATCACCACTATCTTACAACAGGAAGACAGATCTTCTTAGACTACTTACACCTACAGTTGACGACTACTCTTTCATCCTAAGAACACTATACGAAAATGACAAGGGGACTGCAGCACGATGGGCATCTCAACTTTTACAAAAGGACTAAAACATGGCTGGTATATTTTCACCACAACTAACATCACAGGTTAGACCTGAGCAAGCTGTACAAGAAGCTAATGCAACAGCTAGTGTTTTTAACTTTCTAGCTACAGGTGCTAAAGAATCGGCTAGAGCTAGGGACAAAGCAGAAAGAGAAGCTGCTGCTTCAGCTCCCTCGTACACTGAACGTAAAGACATATTCGAAAGAGAACAAAAGGCTGAGTACTCTGATGAGTTAAACTTTTTTCAGCAGCAGTTGGAGCAAGGTAATCTTAATGAAAATGATTACAACAGAAAAATTACTATGCTTGATCTAAGATTTGGTGGTAGAGGAATTGATGTTAATGATGCAGAGTATAGTGCATTAAAGGAAACTATTACAGGTCAACCTATTGAGATGTTTGCACGTACTGAAGCAGAGATTTTAGTTAATAACTTGAGTCTAACCCCAGAAGGACAAGGGGAATTAAACTTTGCAAGGCTTAGTCTAATAAAACAGGGTATTGAACAACCTACAACAGAAGAGTTAGCTGCTCAAATAAACTCTCGTGAAGTAATGAAAATTGCATTTGATAATACAAAAATAACAGATGCAAGTGAATGGCAAAATGCTCAACCTATATATAAACAGATGCAAAAAACTTTTCTTGATGACACACTTAATGCATATAATGCATTAGATCAAGCAGGTGTTCCCATTACAGGTGAAATGTTACAAACAAGATTCCTTGGTTTCTTAACACTTAAATCAGAATTAAATGCTAAGATACCTTCCTCTATTGATACAGCAGATAGAGCACAGTTTGACAAAGAAATGAATAACATTGAAGAAACCTTTAAGCAACTGGGTATCTCTACATCTGAAGGTAAAATATCAATCTTAACAAAAGATACTCTTGAACAACAAAGAAAAATTAAGTTTGCTCTCAGTATTCTTAGTAAGAGTAATAAATTGTCTGACATAATGCTTGCAGCACAAATTAGTAGTGAAAAATTTCAATTAGATCAAGTCACGGCTAATCTGTTAGATGCCAGATTTCCTGATCTTGAAAATTTACCAGTAGAAGCTTCAGATATACCTAGTACAGACATTGTCACAACCAATGGTCTTATGTCAACCTTTGCAAACCTAATTGAGTATCAGAAACCAGGTGGAGCTGCTGATATAGAGAAAAACAGAGTAAGTGCAATATCTCTACTCAATCCTGACGAACAAGCTAAGTGGAACAGTATGACAAATGCTCAGGGATGGGTAGGTACTAAAGCATATGGTGCAGTAAGTAAAGGGTTTAGTTCTAAAACAATTTTAGAAGGAGATGAAAGTTTCAGGAATGGTTTCTTCCAGAATGTTGCAGGATTAGCTTTAAGTTTAGAACAGATAAATATACTAGAAGAACCTATTTCATTTAAGGGTGTCAGAGAAGAAGTAAGTGCTGGTTTACCAAAAATGATTAAGTCACTCAAATCTGTTGACCCTGTAAAGGGTGAGGCTCTTGAAGTCATGCTGTATAGATCTTTAGGTGCACAGAAAGCACAGTATGACCAACGTATTAGATCAGATGCTAGTACTATGAGTTTTGTCTTTGATGAAACTAAACGTGTATACAATATAGATGCTAATACTACAGACCCTGATATACTAGGGTTACGTTTTGTTGTAGATAAGTACTATGGTGGTGATGTAAGTAAAGCATATACTGATAAGTTTAAGTCTATTACCTCAGTTGACGTAGCAGGGGTAATAACTGGCAAGAGTATGATGATATCAAAAAAAGCTGGTAGTGACATAACACAAGCTCGTAATAGATTCTTAAATCTTCTACCTAAAGAAGCTGACTTCAGGCGGTTATTAGACATGCGTTCATCATCTGTATATTTGTCAAGGCTTGCAGCACAAATAGAACCTGAAGCTTACGTTGCTGAAAGAGAAGCTATAGCATTAGCTATGAGAGGAGAGCAACCAGTAGGTGCAAGGAATGACCCATATATAGAAATACCAACTACATCTAATGACTCAGCAGTTGTCAATACAATAGGAGAGTCTGCAGGACAAGGTGATGTAACCAGAGCTGTAGATGCAATTTCTCAAAGAGATGCTAACATGGAAGTAAATGCTCCAGAGATAGGGGTAACAGGTTTAGGCTCACAAGACACAGAGGTAGGTACTAAGGAGAACCCTTATGACACCCCAAGGACAGCTGCTGAATTTGATAGGATTCCTATTGGTGGCTTGTTTATTGGTCTTAATGGTGAGATCAGAACCAAACGAAAAGAGAGAAACAAGTAACATGGCTGATTTTAACTTTGAAGAATACAGTGATGTCTTTGAGGATACTCAAGAACCTATAGACTTTGAGGCTTTGAGTGACATCTTTGAGGATACTGGTGTACCTACAGAAGAGATGGCTAAAGAAAGTGCAATGAAAGCTAGAGAGACTTCAACTGCTACTAGGTCTTTGACAAAAGAAGAGAGGGCTGCAAAGTTTCCACCTGTTGTTCAAGAAACTACATCTACTGCAGATGTGAAAGGTAGTGAAGTAGGGGTTATGTCTGCACCTATCGTTCAAGAAACTACATCTACTGCAGATGTGAAAGGTAGTGAAGTAGGGGTTATAGGAAGACGACAATCTCCAAATAGGTACTCAAGTCCTTTGGTTATTAATACAATAGGTAGAGGGTATGCTAGTTTTACAGATACCCAAGAAGCTATTAAGTCTGCTCAAGCTGGTTTAACTGAGCTAGGTTATGTACCCAGAGGTATTGATGGTGTTCTAGGTGCAGGTACTCAAGCTGCTCTAAGATCATTCCAAGAAGCAGAAGGATTACCAGTTACAGGAACCTTAGATGCTAATACATATTCAAAGATACAAGACTTTAATGCAAAGAGATTTACACCTTCACAAGTAGTGAATGACTTGTTTAGTGAGTTACCTGATATAGAAGATGACGTAGCACACTTAGGTGATGCAGACTATACTGATGTAGGCATTACTTTGGCTTATGGTATTGTCCCAACAAGGGGCTTACAGTACAGACATAATGGTAATACTATAGACTTACCAGAAAGTGAAGCTAGAAGGTGGCCTACCTTACAAGCTGCTGGTGTTACTAGAGATAACTTTGATCCAGCTAATGTTATATTAGATAACGTAGAAAAAGATGGAGTAAGGAGAAGTGACTACAGGACAGACGAGGAATTTACCAAAGCAACTATTACTGCTTTTGAAGATAAAGTTAAAAAAGAAATAACAAACCAAAATGTTTCATTGACAGACATTCCAGCTGGATCATTAAAGGGTGTAATATCTTTTGCTTGGAACACAGGAGGTGGTCACGAATACACTGATATAGAACCTGCTTATGAAGAAATGGCTGAAAATAATCCTGATATGGGAATTATTCAAACTGGTATGTTACAAGTATTCACTCAAGAGGGTATTGTTTTAAGGGGCTTAGGTGCAAGACGAGCTATAGATTATAATATGGTAGCAGAGTCTAAGTCCCAACCCACTATTTCAGCATACACTCCTAGACATTTGGCAAATGGAAACGCAGGGTTTGAATACGAATTATCAGACGGAAGTATTACTGAAATAGATACAGGTAAAGATTATGCTACAGAAACTTCTTTTACAGATTTCAGGTTTTGGCTCAACACAAGGGTGGAGATATAAATAAATGTTTGGATTACCATTAGAACTAATCACAATGCTAGGCTCTACCGTTCTCGGTGGGGTCATGTCCATATGGGGACAAAGCATTAAAGCTAAACAAGCACAGAACGAGATGCTACTACAAAGAGCTGAGTTCAACAGGGGTGCTGTAGATGAGGCTCGTAATGCAGGTAAGAATGACAAACACTTTGCTTGGACACGTAGGTTAATAGCCTTGTCTGCTGTGTTTGCTATCATAGTATTACCTAAGTTAGTTGCTGTATTCTACCCTGAAGTAAATGTAATTGTAGGTTACACTGAGGTAGAGGGTGGTATACTTAACTGGCTTCTCGGTGCTAACGAAACTGTAAGATGGCAAGCTGCATCTGGCTTTGTCATAACACCTTTAGATACTCACATTGTGTCAGCTATAGTTGGCCTATACTTCGGAGCAGGATTTACTAAATGATAAACAAAGACACAGAATGGCATCTCTCTAAGTCAGTACCCATCACATTAGTTGTAGCTATAGTGTGTCAAACCATAGCCCTTGTTTGGTATGTATCGTCCTTAGATAACAACGTAAAGAATAACACTAAGGAAATACTCAGGCAAGAGGTACGTCTTGAAAGGTTAGAGACTGTAGTACAAAGCCAAGCCTTAACTCTAGCTCGTATAGATGAGAACATTAAGTCTATACGTATAATGATGGAAGCTATGAATGCTAAAGATAAGTAAATGTATCTTACTCTCAGTTATCCTAACTGGTTGTTCATCTACGATCATAGAGTACCCATCTGTTTGTCCTAACAACGAACCTAAATGTCAGAGAAACTTAAATGCTCGAACACTCTCCCTTCTTGGTAACCCTGAAGCAGCTACTAAGCTTCTCTGCCAAGATCCTGATTTTAAAGCTGTCCTTGGTGACGATTGCACTAGCTGAGGATGTAACACTAGGTGACTTCAGTAACAACTACGAAGACTCAACTGTAAGTAGTAACAATAATACTGATAGTACAACTAACAACTACAATGCTACAGGTGCAGGTGAAGCAGCACCAGTGATGTCAAGTATAGCACCTACAGTTATGGGTGGTGGAGGTAATGACAGTTGTTTGTTACCTACAACATCAGGTATACAACTCAGTCTGCTTGGTTACTCACAAGGTACAATGAAACAAGATGAGTACTGTAACAGAAGAAAGAACAGTAGGTTACTAGGTACACCACAACAACTAGGTGGTCTAGGTTTACAGGTATCAGGGATAAGTATTATCTGTGATGATCCTAATGTATTCAAGGCAATGATACTAGCATCCACACCTTGCCCTATTATGGATGTTGTAACTGGTAAACTACTGATGGGTAAGAAAGCAGTAGATAAGTATAGAGAAAATCCTGACGTGTTTATTGTTGGGTACGAAGACAACAAGAAGTTTTGGGATAAGCTGTTACGTATAGGAGAGGATTTAACAGATGAAACAACTAAACAAACTAACACTAGCAGGGACACTCGCAGTCTTAGTGAACGGTTCAGGAGTACTCGCAGAGTCAATTCAACCGCCAGACTACAGTCAAACAGGGGACCAGAAGATACAGTCACTGATTAATACTATAGATATTATAGACAATCGGTTACAGCTTTCTTTAAACTTAGGTATAGGTGCTGTAGGTTATGCTGAGGTTGGTGGTGTAATAGTTGATGGTGCATTAGATGGATCTAAAGTAACTACAGCAATGCTTGCAGCTTACGAGAATGCTAGACAGAATGTGTTAGATCATGACTATGCTACAGCAACTAATGCTAATCAGTTGTTTATACAAGAACACACAGCTGCAATGAATAGTTTAGTAGATGCTGTTGATGTACTAAGTGATGCAACAAATGTGTTAATGACTGCTACATCTGTTGCTTCTGTTGCTGAAGAAGCTGACACAAAGCCTGAGCAAGTAGCACTACAAGAGATGATAGCTACAGATGAATACAGTTTAGATGCTTCAGAGGTTGCTGACTATAACAATGCAGTAGATGCAGTAGCTGACTATGCTCAACAAGCTGGTGCATTCATGGCTGCAGCAAACAACACAGAGTTAACAGCCAGTATTGATACGTATACTGCTAACAACAACATCATGATTGGTACTTACACAGCCATTACATATACACAAGCAGTTGATGAGTTTGTTATCTCTTGGGATGACTCAGGTTATGGTACAGGTTGGAATGGTTACCTAACAGATGACATGAAAGATGCTGATGATGTTTATGGAGCTGCATCATACATCTTACAAAATGGATCAGCTTCAGCAGGTATGTAAGGATAGCTATGATAGAAGATGCAGAAGTAAAAGTTGGTGGGTTTACATTCAAAGGGTGGTACATAGCTGCTGCCCTGCCCATACTAGGTTCTCTTAGTGGTGGTATCTATTACGGATATGATACATTGCAAAGGTTCTATGCTGTTGAGTCAGGTATAGAAACAGTTGTAACTAAGTCAGGTTCGTTTGATAGCAAGGCAGGAGAGCTGAGTTCAAGAATACAAACACTAGAACAGGCGGTACAGGATAATGATGTTAGAGGGCTTAACACTAGGTTGTCAACGATTAGTACACAAATGCAAACAATCTTGGAACAACAGAAAGAGTTGCTTGACTTACGTAGTCAGGTTGAGAGATCGACTGGGATCACTGATAGTTTGGATAATAAACTTGACAAATACCAAACAGAAATAGATGATATATGGAAAGCATATGATTCACTGGTAGACAACCCCTTAAACTAAAGAGGATAGAATGGCTAAGAAGAAAGACCCAAGGCTAGAACGAGCAGGAGTATCAGGTTACAATAAACCTAAGGCTACTCCTAGTCATGCAACTAAATCACACGTTGTAGTTGCTAAACAAGGTGACGAGATAAAGACTATACGTTTTGGACAGAAGGGTGTTAAGGGTAGTCCTGATGGATCAGCTAGAAATAAAGCATTCAAAGCTAGACATGCTAAGAACATTAAAAAGGGTAAGATGAGTGCAGCTTATTGGGCAAACAAGGTGAAGTGGTAATGGCAGATAAGAAACCCATATGGAAAAAGAAACGTCCTAAGTCTTTAGGTAAGTCTAAACCTTTAACAGATGGTCAGAAGAAGAAGGCTAGAGCTAGAGCATCTAAGGCTGGTAGAAAATATCCTAACATGGTTGATAACATGTGGGCCTCTAAACAATGAAAGGAAAGAACATGCCAACAAAGAAGAAAGCACCTAAAGGTTATCACTACATGCCAGATGGTAAACTAATGAAGGGTGCAAGTCATAAAGCTGCACCTAAAAAGAAAAAGAAAAAGAAAAAGAAGTCTGGTTACTAAAATGATAAAGAAAAAATTAACAGACTCTCAGAAATACCAGCAACTTAAAAGACAAACAGAGTCGGCTGGTATGCTAGTCAAAGAAGTTGACGGTAAGATTGTAGTCAGTCGTAAAAAGAAACCTAAAAAGAAATAAAGTTAAAGCCCCAAGGAGAAATCCGAGGGGCTTATTTATTTTTAAGTATCTATGTACCAACTTAAACACTGGACTGATTCTATATTCCAATCCTTAGCTTTGAGTAACTCCTGTACACCAATCCTTAAACTATACTCACAGTCTTCTAGATTATCGTAGACTACAGGATCATTAGAAGTCATACAGGTTGTTGTTTCTAGGTAACACAGTAGTATAATCGGGGTAAACATTATCCACCTTCCATTTCCTTTACTAATTTATCTAAGTACCATCTAGCTTTACGGAGATCTTCTAAAGGTTTCTGTTTGTACCTGTATCTATGTAAGTACTTCTTACAGTTACCTTCTAGGTATCCCATAAACATCATGTGATCCATGTTATCTTTCATGTAATCAATACATTCTATCTTACCGTTGCCGTAGTGTGGTGGTTGGTTGACAACATCTGCTTCTGCTTCTTCCATCATAGGGTGTTCACGTTGTGCATCTAAGTTCCACTTAGCCATTAAGCAGCCTCCTTATCTAAAGTAATTAACTCAGCATCTGTGTAAGGAATATGGAAGAACTTCTCTCCCTTGGTAATGTATCTACCTTTAGCTTCCTTCAACCCATCCTGAGTTAGTAAGTTATCTTTAATTCTCCATGCCTGTTTCATATCAGCTCTGAAGATATAGAAGTTTAACACACCATTCTGTTGTTTGTAAAGCTTAACTAACCTACCTTTACGTTCAGGCAATCTTATCTCAGCCCAGTTAGTATTCCAATCACCTTTCCATCCTGTCTTAACTTCAGCCTCATTGAAGTATGTGTAGTCACCTTTCTGAGAAACAACATCTACGTTGTAGTCTTCCTTTGTGCTGACGATTGTGTGTCCTACACTCTCAAGGTAAGCAGCTAATCTATCCTTAGCCTTGCCATCGTAAGCATCATACAAAGCCTTGCTGAAAGGCCTCTTAACCATAACCATTATATTCTTCCTTCTGTAGTTTCTGGATCTAGGAATACTCTTAACTCTGCATACCCACCAATCAGTGAACCATCTGATGAGAATATTTGTGGTACAGTTTTAACATTTGCTTTCTTTAGTAACGTCAGTATCCACTTAGAACTCTGGGTCTGTACGTTATACTCTGTGTAACCTTGTCCTACTTTATCAAGTAAAGTCTTTGCTGATCCACAGAAGGGACATTCGTCTTTAGTTATTACTGTATACATGGTAACCTTTCTGTTTATACTAACCCTTGGATTAAACCAAGAGCTAGTACTACTGCTATATATATTCCTACTGAAGTCAACATTATACTAAGTCTACTATCTCACAACTGTCACCACTACAGGCTAAGGTTTGACTACCTGATGTGTTGTCTTCACTCTCATACTCAGATACTTTAGACCAATCAATTCTGTTAGGCATCTGTCCTAACATCCTTAGGTAATTTGTCTTGTTGCATTCTTGGTAGGGTGCTTGTTGGTATGTGTGTTCACTGTAAGGTAGGAAAGATACACCTGACATTTCATCAAAGTGTTTGTAAACGAATGCACCTACCTCAAACCATTCATCACCTTTAACATTAATAGTTACAGATGGTTTGTGTTCACACCAATGACGTTGGTAAGCTAACCACATCTCTAGTTGTTCGATAGCAGTCATGTCAGCAGTAACTACAGCATTTGTAGGAGCCTTCATAGGGAAACTAAACACTGTAGTTTGCTCAGGTTTAAATGCTTCAGGTTCGTTAGGTATACCCTGATCAATCATGAACTGTGTCAATGGATCTTTGTTATCACCTCGTACAGTCCTGATGTAGTACTTAGAGTGTCTAGCATGTATCCCACTAGAACTATCTACTAACTGTGATACAGTACCACTAGGTTTATTGCAAGATATAGCAGTTGATACTGGTATACCTAGACGGTCAGCCCATTCAGCATTTGTATCTACAGCAACTTTCTTTAGGTGAGCAAGTGTCTTGTCTAAGCCTTTGTTCTTCAAGGTCATTAACGGATTGTCCATGACTCCTGTTAGTGATACACCAAGTAGTCTTTCTTGTTCTGTATTATCTTTCCATACTTTACGAAGGTAAGGGAACTTAGTGTATGTAGATTGAATAGTACCTAAGATTGTAGCTAGGCGTACCTTCTCAGATAGTGTGTCAATGTTATCTGTTGCTCGTACTACAACTTCAGTCAGGTTACAGAACTGAGACGGCCTTAAAATTATCTCACTGCAAGGGTTAGTACCGAACTCATAGTTAGTGTCACGTCTACCATTCTTTAGAGCCTGTACCTTAGATGCTTGTCTGTTAAAGATACCTCGTTCACCTGAACCTGATTCAACAAGAGACATCCACTCTCTCATAAAGGATAGGCTATCGGGTTTCTCAGTATAGGAAACAGAGTTGTTAGCTAATGCTCTTTGTGGATTACTTTCCCACCATGAACCTGACTTAGCATGTCTCATACGATCATCTGATAAGTTAGATAAAGATATCATAGCTGACCTACGTACACCACCTACAACAACTACCTCACCTATCTTACACATAATATCGTGACACTCAATAGATGATAGGTTACGTCCTTGAGCACCAATGAAT